AATGATGTACTAATTTTTAGAGTACAAGAAGAAGTAAATAATCATTGTGGTGTATACTTAGGAAATGATATTTTTTATCATCATGCAGTTAATAGACTGTCATGTAGGGAAAATTTATACCCCTTTTGGTATCCACATTTAGCAGGAGTTTATAAATATGTTGCGTAAAGTATACTTAGAAGGAGAACTTGGAGAAAAGTACGGTAAAGTCGCGGAAGTAAAAGCAGAAAGCGTACGAGAAGTAGTACAGTATTTGCAAGCAAACTACGACGATGTAGATAAATACTTTATAGACTCCACAGAAGAGAAAAATATTGGTTTCGTAATAAAAGTTGCTGATGATTATATAGACGATGAGAGAGAATTATTATTGCCTCTAGAAAAAGGAGATATTATTATAACCCCCACTCCGATGGGTGCTAAAGGAGTCTTTAAAGTTATAGTAGGGGTTATTATAATTGCTGTAGCAATTCTAACAGCGCCTGTTGCGGGTCTAACTGCTCTGGGATGGGTCGCAATTGGAATAGGTGCTGGCCTAGTAATGATGGGAATTGCGGAAATGATGATGCCCGACCCCGCAACGGATGATAAAGAAACAGAACAAGATGAAGGATATGTTTTTCAAGGCTCTGATCAATCACTTGTAGAAGGCCACCCGGTTCCGGTTTTATATGGAGAATTAAGGGTGCCTGGACAACCCATAACATTTAACTTAGAAAATACTTCTGTGGATTTAATTGATCGCAAGCAAAATTCAGTAGGAGGAACAGCAACAGTCGGAGACGATCAAGGTAATTACTATAGAGATTATAGCTTTTTTGGAGAACAAGCATTATGAGAGGTTGGAACCTACCTATATCTGGCACTAACTCGAGTCCGGAATCTTTAGCAAAGGACGGATCGAATGTTCAAGAAGTTACTGTAACAGACATAATTTCAGAGGGGCCAATAGAAGGATTAGTTAATGGAGAATCTTCTATTTATTTAGAAGGGGATCAGTTATCTGATATCAACACAGCCGCATCCATCAGCCCTATAATAGATAGTTATGATGCTACTGGTTCTGGCAATCCCGCAAAAAGAATAACTATATCAGCCGCTTCAGGCGCTAATCAACCGGTCACAGCAACTTTATTAGATGCTAGCGGAAATACTACTTATTTAATTGACGAGGCAGAAACCGCAACTAATCCTAGAAAGTCCAGATGGCTAACTATTTTCGGAGTTACTAGTCAACCAATAAGAGTCATAGAGTATAAACCAACTATAGAAACAACCCTAGATTTGGGCGATTACGGAAATCCAACAATAATGACCCCTGGGTACGCCAGAGTACAGGGTTTCGATAGTAATACTGCTCAAGACATATTTCAACAATATCATAAAGATAGTCCAGCACTGTCTGGTCTTAAAAATCTTAAGCCTTTTGCAAGAATACAGTCCTCCTCTAAACAAATCCTTAAGGGAAGTATAACGCAACTATACACTAATGAAAATTTTAATACTATTGATAGTAGTGGAGCCGCACAAGCAGCACAGATAGATCTTTGGAATATTTCTCCCAATGCTTATCTCGAGAATGATGTTTGGAGTGCTACATATTCTACTAGAATAGCTCATTTATATATTGATTGGGTTGCTCTTGTAGATATAAAAGTGGTAAATAATAATAAAGTTATTTTTATACCTAAATGGACTAATAACTTTAGTATTACTTCTAAACCTTTCACTCTATCTTCCGAAAATATTCAAAAAGCAGGAACAGGAGCAAGTAGTGCTGCTAGCAATAGTCCCAATGCCGAGCAGCCGCTAGCAGAGCAAAAATACCCAGGATCTTCTTTTGAATTTCGTACGGGTAATTTACAGCAAGCACCCTTAGCACAATTAGGAACATCAGGAAGTGGAGTTGCGTCTTTTCCTGTAACTTTAACTAGCTCACAGTCTGAAGTTTTTGAAAGCACAAATCTTATGAATACTACTGCAGAAACTAATTTAACAGCAGGGTATCCTCATGAGGATGATAGCGGTATTGTTACTGGTATGGCTCAAAAAACTATTGTTCTTAGTCAGTCCTTTTCTGGTGCTCAGATAAATGAGATAGATGAATTAAAAATTCATTTCGAGTTTCCTAGTGGGCACTATACTGCTATGGAGAATGGAGATGAGTTTTGGTCTGCTGCTGCTTTTCAAATCTTAGTTTATGCCTCAGAGAGTGGGGGTGCAAACCCAACGGATTGGACAGAAATTACTGGACGACAATTTAATTATGTCATTATTAATAAGCAGATGAAGAAAAAAAGTGCTGTTTCATATATTTATTCAATACCTATAAATACTCATCTACGAATGAGAGATGTAAAACTAAGAATAACTAGATTAACTCCAAATGGTTCCTCAATAGACAATCCTTTTCAACTTGCAGGTGCTGGAAACGGCCTTTTAAAACGAGGATCTTCTGAAGGAGTGCAAGCAGCAATAAATGATGTTAAAATTAACCAAATTATTGCAACAATCTATGAGAAACAAACATACCCTTTTACTGCATTAGCGTCTGTTAATTTTACTTCAAAAAGTTTTTCTAGCCCACCCAAAAGGGCATACCATGTTAGAGGTATGAAAGTTAAAATTCCTTCAAACTATACTCCTAGACATTTATCGGCAACAGGAAAGGCACTCTATACAGGAGTATGGAACGGGGAATTTAGTGATGAAGGCACTAGTAATTCAAGTTCATTAGATGTAGGAACTTACTATACGGATAATCCAGCATGGGTATTTTATGATATATTAATCAATAATCGTTATGGTTTAGGAAAATATTTAGAAGCACAGGATATAAATAAGTTTCAACTATACAAAATAGCAAAGTATTGTGATGAAGAAGTTACAACTGTAAATGGGACAACGGAACCTAGATTTACTGCTAATTTATATTTAACCAAGTCTACGTCAGCATTTAAAGTCCTAAAAGATATGGCCACCATATTTAGAGGTATGATTTATTGGTTAAATGGGCAAATTCATCCTGTTGAGGACGCACCAGGAACCCCAGTTTATAATTTCTCTAAATCTAATATTATAGAAGGACAGATAAAATCAGAGACTACAGGTAGCAAAACTCGTGCTAATCAATGGACAGTTATATGGAATAATCCATTAGCTTCTTATAAGCAAGAACCTCTTATTATGGAGGATCGTGACAATATTTTAAAAACAGGTAAAATTATTGCTAAAAAAGCTGTTGCATTTGGTTGCACTTCTGAAGGCCAAGCGCTTCGTTACGGGCGGTGGAAAGCTTGGACTGCCGTAAATCAAACAGAAGTTCTTAATTTTAAAACTTCAGTAAATGCAGCATTTTTAAAACCTGGAGATATAATTAATGTTCAGGATATTGATTCAATGGGGGTACATTTTAGTGGAAGAATTACTGCTTCTTCAAATTCAGCCATTACATTAGATAGAGATATTGCTACTATTTCAGACGAGGCCCAGACGGACGGAGGTAGAACACGTGGTTTTGAATTTGGAACAACAGGTAATGGATATTCTTATAAATTAACATTACTATTAGAAGGCAGAAAAGTTGTTTCTGAACAGGATGCGCCCATTGTAGTAACTCATAGTGGAACAACTTATACATATAATAGAGGGGATGAAGTAGTATATGCAAAAGTAAATGGTACTTCAATGGCTTTAGTTGGCTCAGATACTAATGAGCAAATAGAAAAAAATATTCTTAATTTAGAAGATGATTCTGGTAATCATATCAATGTAGAGTTCCGTAATTCTACGTTAGTTGACTCACGAGATTTTGATTCTACGGATGTTTCAGTAGTTGGAGGCGTTACTCAAATCGCTATAGATAGTGCCTTTACAGATACTATACCCTCTAGTACAATATGGGCGATTCGTGAAATTTACAATGGTGTTGATACTACCCCTTCTTATAAAGAGTATAAAATAATAGGATTAAAAGAAGAAAAAAATAAAGCATGGCAAATAACTGCAGTAGAGTTTTATAACTCTAAGTATAACGCTATTGATGTAGATTATACACTGGCTGTATTAGACCCTGTAAGTCCCCCAGAACAAGCATTTGTTCCCGCACCCGAAGCTGTATACATTCTTCAAACTCCTGACTTTAAAGCTCATATGGATGAATTAACCATTCAATGGGAAGCACCTAAGAATAATGACGGTAGTGATTTTACAAATATATCTAAATATGTTCTACATATGAATCCTCCTATTGGAGGGGAAGATTTTGTAGAAATCTCAAATGCTTCTGATTTATCATATAGGATTCTTAAAGTACCTAATGGCGTGCATAATTTTGGAGTACAATCTTTTACAAGTGGGGGTAAACGATCAAAAACTACATGGTCTTCTATAGATGTATATGATAAGTATGCCGTATCGTGCCCTAGAACTCGAGAAGGAGTACCTGAAGGTATAAGAGCTAATACAAGTGCTTCTGATACTGGAAGTACTTTTACATTAGATACTAAAGATTGGGCTATTCAGTCATCGGGTGCTCCAGGTACAAAAGTAAATAATGCTAATCAAAGTACAGTAGCAACTCATCAGCAAGTTCTTACTTCAATGGCAACTACTAATAAAGAAATAGCGACAGCATTTATTTATTTTGATGCAGATGCTACTACTGATTATTTTAAGTTAGTAACTCATACTGTATTTAAATGTGAAAACACCACTCTTAGATACTGGCAAGAATATGATCAGTTTGTGAGTGATGCTGAAAATGTTTGGACAGATTGTACAAATAGTGCAGACGCTAGAGTTAAGCTACACAAGTATAGTAATAAAGTAGAAAAATCAGAAGGAACGACAGCATTTACTACTCGATTCCAGATAGGAGATCTTATACGAATAAAAACTGCTTCAAATGTATATTATGGAGGTAAAGTAGCATTTATTCAAAGTGATGATGTTTTATTTACAGAAGAAAAACTAAATGTAACAAGTGCAGATCTTACAAGTGTAGATGAAAGCAAAGCAATAGCGAGAAATGCTTTAAGAACTGATGTTGCTAATGATTCTGTAGTTGCTAAAATTGCTAGAAGTGGTACTAATTACACACATACTTTACTAAGATGGGATGTTGATAAAACTTTAACAGGACTTCGCGCTCTTATTATTGATTCAAATGTTGCATTTCTTAATTATAATTCTTCCTCTGCTCTTCAAAATGAAATTGCTATTACACTTACAGCGGATGCTCTAGCATATGATGACCCAGAGTTTATAATTA